AGGAGCGTCGATCGCTGACCCGTTTCCAGGTATATCTTGACGCCAAGCATTAGCTGCGAGTGGTGAACCTACGGCTGAGTATCTACATCTGTTTACAAAAGTAGTAGCTGCCCCATTCACATTCTCTATTGTGTTGAGTAATACCAATCTGTTTTTGAACTGGACTATTATTCTACTAGTAATAATTGTGTTTACTCCTGGGCTAGGAGCTGCATAGGTTAAAACAGGTGTAACCCAGGTTGATCCTGTCCAGTATCTAATCCCGTCAGTAGTATAATTAGTAGTCCAGAAATAGTTCAAGTCTGGAGTGGCACCTTGGTAGGTAGTTGACCAGAAGAACTGGGAATTAGATCCGGTCCAAGTATCAGCTCCAGTTGATAGCCTCTCCCACCCATCTTTTACAGGATCGAACTCGTAGGCAAATTTGGTATCGAAAGCAATAGTTGGCTCATCGTTTATAGGTTGAGTCTCATATTGTTGGATTCCCATTACTGGTAAAGAAGGGTACCAATATACTGGAATACCTACTCCTGCTCCTGTAAATTTAACTGTGTTAGGGTTAACCGTACTATCAAGTGTAGCAGTAATAGATCCATTAGTTGAAAGTAACGGAGTTCCAGCGCCCCCAAGTGCTACAACTGTGAATATATTACTTCCTATAGAAAACTGTTGCCCCACTGCTAGCTGATTAATCCCTGCTGGTAAATTTGTAGTGTGGGGGGAAGCTCCAGTATTACCCAGGTCCATTCTTAAACGAGAGCTTAAAACAGTTGCACCCATGCTTGTAGAACCAAATCTCTTTCTGACTCTTCCTCTAAACACATAAGCGTTGTTTAAAGATGAGAAAGCGTTATCAGGTAACAGCCATGGTTTCAAATCGGTCTGTAGGCCGCTGTCGTTGCCGACGTAGCCAATAAGAAACTTTTGTGCCATGTTAGTATCCTATAACATTATAAGATACTTGAACTTGAGCTGGAAGTGTTGATGTTGATTCAACTCTAAATGATATTAAATTGGCCGTAAGGTTTACTTTATAAATTACTGCAACTTTTCCGTTAAGATTAGTTAACCCTAATGTTAATTGACCATTTAATGCATTATTAGGAAAGGCGCTTGGGAAAGTAATTGACCCTCCACCTGAGCTTAAACTTACGTTTTGCAATCCCCATTTTAAAATCAATCCTGAAGGTAAATAACTATAACCATTAGTTTGACCCCCCGGAGCATTATTAAAACTAGAAGCAGTTATCGGAATATCAGTCAGAACATTATTGTTATATTTAGTAACATAAAGTTCATTCTTAGTTGTAGTTGGGTTTACAAAGTTATATACACCAAGTTCAGTACCTGTAAAACTAGGTGCAGGCGACTGAGCAATTAATGTTACTTTTTTATGCTTACCTGCATCTACGCTTCCAAATTCTTCATGATCTATTGCAGTCCAGGTGTTAATCCCTACAAAGTTTTGGTTAATTAAAGGCTGTGTTGAAGCTATTGATTGAGATGCTAAAGGAGTATTTTGGTTATAGGTAATAAATGCCATTATTCTTCTCCATCAACTTTTAAAAGATTGTTTAATTTATTCATAGCTATATTAAAGTCCCTTTTGTTTCTATAGTGAGATGCAATTACCATTTCCATAAAAGCGTCTTTCCCACCTGGAGACATTAAAAGATTGGATAGCTTCCTTATTTGAGCCAGACCCATAGTTATACCCCCTGCTGTTTTACCATAAGACATTGCTCCCATAATTGCTGGTAACAATAAACCTGATTTCAATGCGCCCCCACCACCCATAAGCGTTATTAATCCTGAAGCCAACTTGTTTTTTTTAATAATGTCTGGCGATAACATTCTACCAAGATTATCCAGCCACTGGTTTGACCTAAAAACATTATTAGCTGAGCTCCAATTTTCATGCCATTGTGGGTATTGTCTGGCAAGATCTGTATTCACAAAGTTATCTTTATACTCTCGAAGCGCTCTTCCAAAAGCAGATCTGCCAGCAGAGTCCATATCAATATTTCGGTTAATGCCGTTTAAATCCTTTACGCCCTTAGAAATATCCTTCAAGGTATAAGCACCCTCTAGGTTGTTTTTTATTGATTCTAGGGCTGATTCTTTTGCTGTTTTAGATATGGCTGAGTCTTTTCTTATGTCATCGTATAATTTACTATAAGCTTCGTTATGTTTATTTAACATGTCTGTGCTTAGCTCTTTACCGGCTGCCAATTTATCAGCTTTTTCATAAAGCTTATCGTTAAAAGCTTTATACTTGCTTCCAGGGACTGGTTTTTGAAGCAGACTACTTAATAATTTGGCTCCTTGTCGTCTTATAAAGGCTCCCGCCGCGAAAGATCCTATAAACTGGCCTAGTCTTCCGAAACCTCTTTCTTGCAAAAATTCACCAGTTTTAGCTGCACCTACGCCAGAAGCTGTCTCTAGTCCTAACCTGGCAACGTATGGAGCCCACTTCTCTCCTGCCGCATATGGATTACCCATTAAAACAGTCGGTAAAATATTGCCAATTAGCTCAAATGTTTGTTCCAAGCCGGTTGCCTTAGAAAGGTCTTGATAATTTTCTAATTTATTTACGAAGGTATTTATAGCTTGTAGGCCTTTTTTTCTGCCAAAATCTGCAGGGCTTGGAATACCTGCGTCTTCCATATATTTTTGAGTCATTTGGGGGCTACTAAAAGCAAATTGAACAGCTTTGCCAATATCCCCGCCTATTTTTTGACCTGCAGCATCTCCGAGCATCTTAAGGCCATTTAAAATGGTATCTGGTAGTTCAAATATAGATTTTATGCCTTCAGCCGCTCCTCTGGAAAAGAACCCGGGTATCCTAGCAAGCTCTTGAATCCAACTTCTATCTGCTTGTTGTTCGGTTGGCTGCATTGCTGGTTGTTGGCTAGGCATAGATGTATATGCACCCTCTGGCACTCCTCCTGTGTCTGCTGCTAAATTTTGCGCAGCCATATCTATAGATGTATATGCACCCTCTGGCACTCCTCCTATGTCTGCTGCTAAATTTTGCGCAGCCATATCTTCAGTTCTTTCTAATTGTGCATCCATGGGCGATTGAATAACGTTGCCCATTAAGTCATACCTTGGTTGTGCTTGTCCTGCTTGTTGTTGTTGAGACCCGCCAAAAAGAGCTTGCCTTGCTGGTCTCGTTTGAAATATGCCCTGAGATATAGCTTCACCTATGGTTAGAGGCCTGAAAGCTTCTTTTATAAGAAGGTTTGCTATCTGTGGGTTTTGAGCTATGCCAGCGGCTTTATCTGCTGGTACTCCTGCGGCTACCAATGATTTATAAGTCTGATCTACATCAAACCTACGCTGCTCTAATGTTTTTTCTAAATCGAATTGCCTTTGCAGCCCTGCTAGCTTTCTAGTCTCAGCGCCTCGTAATAGTTCTGGGCTATAAGACAAGCTATAGGCTTCTTCTGGTGAATAACGTTGCCCCATCAAACCTTGCTGTAATCTTTGTGCCTGCATTCTTTGTAATTGCCCTTGGGCTAACCCTTGAAGTCCTTGTGATAACCCTGTAGCCAAAGACGAACCTAAGGTCTCTCTTCTTGGTAAAACTTGTATTGCCATCTTAAGCTCCTAAACCAGATAATCTTGGCATGCCTAAATATGCCCCACCAACTTGCCCTAAAACAGGTAATGCTTGCTCCAAGATACCAGGTGTACGAGGACGCATTGCGGTTTCAAACTGCGGCTGTAGTCCCATTCCTAATAAACTTTGAAGTTGCGAGCCACGCTGTAATCCAAATTGAGCTCTTTGGGCTGCTAGTCCTTCTTCTAACTGTCTACCTGCTTGCCCTAACTGACCGGCAAAAGCTGGGCTTGATAAAGCAGCTGGCGATTGCCCTAAAGCAGTAAATCTTTCTGCTAAAGTAGGTATGGTTTGCTGCATAAACTGAGACCGTGCTCTTTGCTCTATCGGCCCAAAGTCATACGCTTCTTGTAACCCGCCTAATCCCATTTGTAATAAATTAGATAAGGCTTGTGATTGTTCGGGTGTAAACCTAGGCGCTGCTTGAAATTGTTCTGGTTGACCGAAAAGAAAACTATATAAACTTGAACCAAATCCCTGTGGTTGTGCTTGAGGGATTGGTGAAACAGGCATTAATGCTTGAGTGGGTAAGGCCATCATTATCTCCAATTGTTAACAATATAACAAAAGACTAATACAGGCCCCTAAAAAAACAATGAGACAGTGTTTCAAAAAATATCAGTTAAACATTTGTCTACACTGTCTCATTGTAAAAAGTTCTGTTAATGAATAACTAAATTACTACACTATCGTATACATAAGAACTTTGCATGATACTATCACAGCAAAAACAATTTGAAAACGATTTCTTGTTATTTATCATTTGTAGGGGTATTCTACACAACAAAAAGGATTAATATGTCAGGTCAAGTTAATCGTACAGGCAATACAGCAACCCAAAGAGTAACTAAAAAAGAGCTTGAATACCAACGTGATAAGTACCGTGAAAAAGTACGGGGCATTTTTCGTTTTCATGAAGTTCCGGGTGGTTCGATGAGTTTTGTTTACCGTGAATTTGCAGGAGATCATGTGGAAAAATATGAAATGGTTGACGGACAAGTTTATACTGTCCCATTAGGAGTTGCAAAACATCTTAATAATAATTGCTGGTATCCTGTACATGCTTATGCTCAAGATGAAGATGGTAAATCTTCTGTTAAAGTAGGCCAAAAGGTAAAACGTTGTAGTTTCCAATCGTTGGATTTTGTAGATATTGAGTCTTCAGCGGATAAAAAAATTATCACTGTAGAAAAAATATAGTTATTAGTTTTCATTTATGCTTGTGGTAATCTTTCAGTAAAAATAATGGGAGATTACCATGGCAGCTGATTTAAATGCAATAAGAACCAAAGTTAGACGCTTAACACGAAGCTTATCTGAATCGCAATTATCTACTGCTCAGATAGATGATTATATAAACACATTTGTCCTCTATGACTTTCCTGAGCATTTGAGGTTAGCCAACCTTAAAGAAACTTTTAGCTTTTATACAGAGCCTTACATAGATGTTTATGACACTGTAAACGCACCAGCAACGAGTCCGTTATTTAACTTTAAAAATAGATACCTAACAGTCCACCCTCCATTTTATATTGCTGGATACGGTGCTTGGTTTTGCGAATCTCGCACCCAGTTCTATGGGGTTTATCCTTTAACAAACAGTATCCAAAGTATTAAATCTAAAGGTAATGGCGTGACTACAAGTTTTTCTGGAACTATCAATATAAACTCTGGAAGCACTGTTATCGGCGTTGTTTTATTAAGAAACAATGTGTTGTTTAGTTCGATTGATGCTAACGGCAATGGTCTGTCATTGATAGACGACCCACAAACTCCAACCACAGGTAATCTAGTTATCCCTGATGATACTAGTGTATCTTATGGTACTATCAACTATACAACAGGTGCCTTCAATCTTAATTTTCCTACCGCACCTGCTAATGGAGCCGCAATTAACAGCCAAACTATCCCTATGCAGCCATCTAGACCCCAATCAGTATTGTTTTATGATGGTAAGTTCACAGTTCGCCCTTTACCAGACCAGCCCTATAAAATAACTATGGATGTTTTTGTAAGACCAACCGAACTATTATCATCAACCGATGAACCTAAATTACAAGAATGGTGGAGATACGTTGCTTATGGCGCAAGTTTACAGTGCTTCCAAGATCGAATGGATATGGAATCTATTCAAAATATAATGCCCGAATTTAAAAAACAAGAAATGCTTATCCAAAGACGTACGATTGTCCAGCAAACAAGCCAAAGATCAGCTACTATATATACCAATGATTTGGGCGCAGCAGGTCAATTCGGTCCGAACTGGTGGAACGGGGGGTCGTTTTAAAATCCACCATTTATAAAAAATATGATATACTCTTTATGTGTGTCATAAAGGGTATATCATGGAATTAAAAAAGTGTAAGACATGTTTAGACTTATTAACTAGTGAAAATATATGCCGTGGTGGTTTCCGAAATGGAAAACAACGATTTCGTGCTCATTGCAAAAAATGTGTTGCAAGAAATTATATTAATTCAACTACTTTTGAACAAAGACAATTAAAGTGGATTAAATACTCTCGTGCTGCTGGAGTAGTAAGGCAATATCCTTGTGAAACATGCTCGGCTTTATGCTATAAAAAATATGCTCGTGCTTTCTGTTCTGATAAGTGCAGATTTATGTCTTATGTAGACAAACAAGAAGAGGGATGCTGGGTGTGGACTGGTGGTATAAATACAAGAGGATATGGGAAGTTTAGTTTTCGTAAAAAAAAAGCAGCGATTGCTTCTCGTGTATCTTATGAATTATTTGTTGGTCCCATATCAGACAATCTTTTCATATGTCATACCTGTGATAATCCGCCATGTGTTAATCCTGATCATTTATTTATGGGTACCAATCAAGATAATCAAATTGACTATATTAAAAAAAACCCACCAACCAAACGTAAAAATTGTATAAAATGTCTAAATCTTTTAACTGCTTCAAATTTACTTAAAAATGGGTGGCGTAACGGAGTACAAAGATATAAACCAAACTGTAAAACCTGTAACTAGGTAGTTTTAACGAAGAAGAAAAGGGACCCATAGGTCCCTCTTACTTAGATAAACACGAACAAACAGCCATGTAAATAACTGCAATCCCTACGGATTGTTGTTTATTGTTTAACATTTTTATAACTGTTTTTCAAGCATGTCGTCAGATAAAGAGGGGGCCGGACCCCCTCAAAAGCTCGATCTACTCGTTGTTTACAGAGAAAGATTTCCCCGCAATCCAATAGCAAACATCATTATTTGCTCCGCCAGGATTGTCGGCGCCACCAACTAATTCCATTCCAAGAATTGCTTGGTTTTCAGTAGCATCTGCTAATAAGTTCACAGAAGAAGTGATAGCTTGAGCTGTATCCATCCCGACAGGCACTACTAATGCCGGTGAGAATGGTACATCTGCAGGCAACGGAAATTGGAAAGCAGTAAACGCTGATGAATCAACATTCAGTGTTAGCTGGTTAGCCGCAGGTACAGCTTTTACTGTTGCTAACAGGTTGTTCATTTGAACCATGCCATATACATCTGGCACAACCATTCTTACTTTTTGACCAACGGTTAGACCATGATCTGCAGTACAGCTTACAATTGCATTACCAGCAGCAGATATGTTAGCGATAAATCTTCTACGTGGATAGTAGATAGGATCATATTTAACCTTCCTCCAGAAACCTACGTTAGATGTAGCGCCCGGAACATTGGCAATATCATAAGCCCATTTGAAATCAGCACCAGGGTTTAAATTAGATATCTGAAAATCAATGCCAGCTATGTTGGGCGTGCCATTTAACCCGCTTAGTCTTACGATATCACCGTTTGCTAAGCCTGCAGTTGAACCTGTAGTAATTACAGGTCGAGTTAGATTGCTTAAGCCTGTAATAGCTACTGCATTTGAAAGTGGGTTTAAGCTTGTATCTAATAGCGAGAAACCATTAGAGGTAATGTATTGGCTTAAGTTTGCAGCGTTAGCAGCATTAGACTTAAAGTAAGACCATTTAGCACCATCACCGAACCCTCTTTGCCAGTAGTATTCTACACCAACTGCTGTTGTTTGGTTTGCTGCTGCTACGGTTGTGTTATAAACACGAATCCAGTCTACATCTGAGCGGATAGCTAAAACTTTGTTGGTACCGTCAGAAGTAAAGCGGCCTTGTTGTAATATTGTTCCGTCCATTTTTTACTCCTTATGATAATGTACAACGTAAATTTAACACCCAAAGATCATTAGTGATTCTAGGCACTTCAGCAAATTTGAAACCTACAGAAGCATTTAATGCTAATGGGCCATCATATATAGGTGGTCTGTAAATAAAGCTTGCTGAGTAGCCATCTTGTTCTATGCATGCATAAGCTTCCATACCAACACAGAAGATGCTATAAACATCTTTACCATCTTGTGATGAATCTGGAGATTTAGCACCTATAGAAGACACTAAGAATCTTAGGTTACCTACAGCACCCCATTCTGAGCGCAGTGCTTCCATTGGAGATGGATATTGGTTTTTTTGAATAAATCCAGCAACAGAATCTAAATCTTTTGTTAGATCGGTGTTACATAATGCAAAATAAGCATCACGAACAGGAGCTGTTCCAAATTTATCTTCACCTTCGATGTTATCCATTATAGTGTAAGCATTATTCCCTAATAGGGTTCTTACTACTTCATCAACATCTGAACGTGTTAATTCTGTTGGCGAATCACCATTAACACCCCCAACACAGTTGATGAATGAAGCAGTAGAAGCAAGCATGTCTCTTGTTAACTGATCTTCAGTTTGCTTATTGTTACTACACCTTAAAAAGTGCGGATAAGTCATTTCTGCTTACCTCAGAACCTTTCGTTGTTCTGTTCGGACTATCACATCCCTTGCGGGTCTTCGGGTTTAGTCTCTCAGGCTGTATTTAAACTTGCCCCTTGTCGCCATAGCTATTGCCTTAGGCTTCCAAGTCAATTACCGAAAATTTATACTGCGCCAAATTTAACGCAGTGACACACCTAAACGTGCTGCACATTCGTTTAATACTGGGTCTTGGTTTTGTAATGTCACTTGTTCTGAAAGTACGACATACGTTCCATAGAAACTTAATTTAGCGTCAATCTTCTATTACTTTTTAACCTATTGCTAGGCGGGCGATCATTTCTGTACGCCTCCTTGTCTTTCGATCAAGGGTTGGACTATCGCATCACTCTTTCGAGCGTCCTTGGGTTTAGTCTCTCAGGCTGCACGGTTTCCCTGCTTGCCCCTTGTTGCCAGTTAGCTTTCGCCACTTCGGGTTCCAAGTCAATTACCAAAGATTTAACGTGGACATTAACGTCTATCCACTGCTGTTAAGCTTTGAGGCGGAGGTGTTACACCTGAATTTCCCAAAGGAACCATAGCTGTTGCTAATGGATTATATCTTCTCATACGCAATGTAGTACCGCCATTTCTTGGCATGTTCTTTTTCATTGCAGGAATTTTGTGAATCATATTCGCTATCTGTTACTTTACAGACCAACATATTTATCATAAATATATAATAAGTTGGCGGGGAAACTTCTTCGAGTCTCCCTCCGTGATTTCATGTATATTCACGGTTCGGACTATCGCATCCCTTGCGGGTCTTCGGGTTTAGTCTCTCAGGCTGTATTTAAACTTGCCCCTTGTTATCCCATCGGATTTCCAAGTCAATTACCGAAGATTTAGTGTGCCCAATATTGTTTAGGCACAGGAACAGACAGAAGCTTATAACTAAAGCTTTGCTGAACCGGCGATGGAAGTATGCTAGTAGTTGTTACTGACATTATATTTCCTTATAGCTTGTTTTAATAACATAATCGTCCGAAGACGAAACACCATAAGATGACGAGTCTTGAGTACGTCAATGTAGGTGCGAACTACAATACGCAATTTTGTTTGATTTGAGATAGCGACTCTCAATACGCTATCTATATATATAGGTTATTTGATGAAAAAAACAAGGCCGCCCGAAAGCCACCTTGTTTAAGTAGTTTAAGCAACTTAATAGTCACAAATATATTTTACATTTTTTTTCTGGCTTCGTACATTTCCCTAGCCAGCTGTGATTTAAGTTCTTCAGTTAGCCCATTAGCAAATGCATTAGCATGGGATAGAGGAGATTCGCCCTGCTGTGGAGATATAGAATTAATTGGACGAGGCTTAGCATGGTTTTTCTGTGCTATTTCTTTTTCTTTAACATAATTATCTTCTCGATAAATACCGAATTGCTTTACCATCTTGTACGCTAATGCGTGCTGTTTATAGGTGTCTTTGGTAGCTAAGATTGCATCTGCTAAATCTGAGTCTACTTCACGCAGCTTTTGAAGGTTTTCATAGCTGGCTACTTTCTCAAAATCAGGAAAATCACGTTTTATTTTCATTTCGGCAGCAGAAAGTCTGCTTTCTTTTTCTGAAGTGTGAAGTTGAGTCTCCAGCTGTTTGATTTTCTTATACAACATCTGTAGATGTTTGCCCTCAGCTAAGTCTTCGGGATTTATATTAAGCTCTTCAATCTGCTCTTCTACTTTATCCAACTGTTTAGAAGTAGTATTGTTTGTAGTTTGTTTTTGTAAATCCTGTACGTATTTTAGTAACTCATCACGTTCTCTTTCGGCTTTTTGAGTTCGTTCACGTAAGTTTTTAAAATTTTCTTCTCTATCGTTTGTTTGTGGTGCAGCTTGTGCTTCTTCTGGAGCTTCAGGCAAAGATTCCTCAACAGGAATTGGTGATGGCTCTTGGTGTTCAACAGCTGGCTGAGTATCCTGAGCCATTTTTTCTGCTTTTCTGTTCATTTCATCAATCTGTGCTTGGCTTGCGTAAGGTAATGACATTATTTATCCTCAAGTATTATTGATTTTGCACTTTCTCCGTTTAACTTTTTACTCAACGCTAACAATTCTCCACTAGAATCCATCAAAATATATGTTAAGAGATGTTTTTCTTCAGGAGCGATTAGTAAAGCGTTTTGTATAAATAGGTCACAGGTGTCTTTAGATGGCAATACCCATAAGAATTGAATGGCTCCTGAGTCCCGATGATATTTATATACGGTTTGATCGTACTGTGGCGTCGGGCAAGTAGACCTAGCTAAAAAGTAATTACGTAATACATTGTCCATTAACCGCTCTTTTTTAGTTATTACACATACATAAAAATCGCCTTCATAAGTCTTTTTTGCATTATCTACGCATTCACTGAAATGTTTTTCGTAATCTTTATGTATAGCTCGCTGAATCTCTATAGGGTCTCTAGAGTCAGGTGCTTTCTGCTTCAAATCGGAAGATATTTTACCAACTGTTTCTGCCATACCATACCTATTTTTTTATAATACAATGGCACAACAAACAAAAAAAGGCAAAGATAATCCCCGTAGAAACGGGGATTAACCTAAGACATTAAATTATAACTTGGAGGTTGATTAATACTCTCAGGTATACCTACTTATACCAAATTAATTTTTATCATCAAGGTAAGCAAGATAAAATAATGTTTTATAAATTATATAGAGTGATAGATATCCTGATTTGTTAACTAATTCCCCATTAACTAAAAACGAATAAAGACAAAACAGAGAATATCCAATCAATAACATCAGCTCAATTGGACTCACTATATTATAAATATGGCGTCTTTTAAATCGACTTGGCCTTAAAAACGGATTAGGATTATCAAATCTATCGTACAACCAATTGTCAAATAATAACCAACTTACTGTACATGCAATAATTGTAGACACCAATGGAACAGTGTACGGAGTCTGAATGTTGAACCTTAATAAATAGCGGGGAACATCATCGATATAAAATATTGTTAAGAATATTATTATATATGGAGCCTTGTTTTTAATCTTGTCTATATTAAAGTACATTCTAAATATCCTTATGGCAGCCAAGGCACAGCACAACCCGCTAAGTATGCATATGTAGAAGCAGCTTCAATCACTCCAATACTATTAGCACCCCAGATAGTGCTACCTGCTATAAGTAGTTGCTTTGCTTCTTCAGGCGACATAGCTTTCTGAACAACCAAACCAGTTGTTTTAGTCAAAATATCATTCTCTGCCCCTGCCTCAACGAGTGTCTTAGCACCATCGGTTACTACTTTTATAAATAATCCGCCTGTTGAATCTGAACCAGTAAATTTTTTTACCCCTAAGGCAATTGCCCCATAACATGCACCTTTAGTTATAGCATATAACATGCCACCAAAAATAGGCCCTCCACCTTTTAACCTACCTTTTAAACGAACGCAATAATCTTCTGTGTTTTCAAACTTATTTAACGTAAGATAATGACCTGACGCTAACATTTTCCCAAGCGTAGCAGTATCTATACCTCTTATTTCTTTATCAACATCACAACGCTGAATCTTTCTTACCACATCGGACGTTTCTGCGTAGAAATCATTTTTCTTGTGTCGTAGTGCAACGTGAGCAATTTTCTCAGGCTTTATAACCTGTAAATCACAACCCTTCGTGTGATTAGGCCATAAAAGTTGTAGCAATGCGATACCAACAGATACTGTAGTGAAATTAGGTAAACAATCCATATTTTTCCTTTCTTAATGGATATATTAGTATGATAATTTAATGCTAATACTATCAATTTTGTCATGCAAATGGTTACTTATGTTACTTTTTTGTTTCTATTTGCAACTATATTATCTTGTTTTGGCTGTTATTTTAGCTATTTTCTTAGGTTGTTTAACAAATTGTTTGCCTTGCTTTGTGCCTATTAAAAATTTCATCATTTATTTTTACTTTTTCAATTTTTATATTCGTTTAACGCTTTTGCTATTTCTAAAGCTATGGCCTCGATTACAGGTACTGAAACGCTATTACCAAACTGTTTGTATGCTTGCACATCACTAACAGGTATTTTAAAGCTGTCAGGGAATCCTTGCAGCCTAGCTGCTTCTCTGGGGGTTAGCTTTCTTGGATTTTTATTTTTTTGTTCAATTAGTATCTCAGAACCATCTTTATAATATCTGGCTGAAATCGTGCTAGTATAAGGTGAATTTTCGTTAAACAAGCGGTAACCAAATCCATTACCATTTTTTTTATGTTCAGCTTTTCTTCTTTGATGACCAGCCCATAATTTGTCAGACAATGTGTACTTATCAGGAACCAATCTTTCTAAAATATCGCCTAATTTGATATTTTTTTCTAAAGGTAAAGGAAAACTAAATTTTGTATTTTTTTGAAAACAAATAATGAAAATTCTATCTCTGTTTTGAGGAACTCCAAAGTCTCTGGCATTCAAAACTTGTGCATAAACTATGTAGCCAAGTTGCTCTAAACTTTGTTTTACTATAGAAAATGTTTGGCCCTGATTATGATTCTTAAAGCCTTTAACATTTTCTAAAAAAATAACTGCTGGCTTATGAAAGTCAATAATTTTGCATATATCAAAGAATAAAGTACCCCTTGTATCTTCAAAACCTTTTCTAAGACCAGCAACTGAAAAGGGCTGACATGGAAACCCTGCTAACAATATATCAAATTTGGGTATTTCTGATGCTTTTATTTTAGTAATATCACCATGTGGTTTATCACCAAAATTTTTTTTATAAGTTAACTGTGAATATTTATCCCACTCTGAGGAAAAAACACATTTTGCACCAAGCCTATCAAAGGGTATTCTTATCCCACCAATTCCAGCAAATAAATCTATAAATTTATAGCCGCGAAACAAGTTTTCTCTTAATGTAAATTTCACCATACTCAATAGCCGCCCTAAGTCGCAATATCCAAAAATGCATTGTAACACTAAACTAGGTTTTTGGTAACACCTTAGCACTTTTTTGTAACCCCAAAGTAGGTTTTTGGTAACACTAAACTAGGTGTTTGTTAAAAACTTTATTTTTTATTTTTATTCCGTTTAGATATAGACGCTGCCTTAGCCCTAGCATCAGCCTTACTGCTAGCTCCCCATGCCCTTAATGATAACAATAACCTAGTAGGTTTTCCTTTGGCGTCGTACTCTGGCCCAGGCATATTACCCATACGAGCTAAAAAAGATGCTCTGCGTGGATTGTCGCCGCTTTTTACAGGTGGTTTTAGATTGCTACCTTGTGCTTTTGCTGATGCCCTACCTTTAACGTTAAGACCGCCCTTAGGGTTCTTGCCTTCTTTTCGTGTCCATGCAGGAGTAGTGTATTTTTTTTTCATAAAAATATCCTCACTTTGGCAGCCCTGAGGGGATTCGAACCCGCTATTTCTGCCTTGAAAGGGCAGCGTCCTCACCCATTAGACGACAGGGCCTAGAACTATTTTTTAAGACCTTTTAGTAATTTAGCATCCTCTTTGAATTCATGTTTATATCCTTTCATGTCTTCTTTGAGATGTTTTATTACTTTTTTTTTAAAGCCATTGCTGTTATTGCTTTTTTTACCATTTGGTTTTTTTACGGTTTTGACTTTAGATTTACCGGATTCTTCTTTTTTATTAGGAGCTAACTCCGGATATTTTTTATATACATTCGCTTTGATGCGTTCTGGATCAGACGCATTATGCGCTAAACGTAGGGCTGATTTGGCACGTTTTAAAGTATTTATAGGATAACTACCTACACGTCCGGCAAAATCCTTAGGACTGACGTTCTTGTATTTTCCTAGGTTACTCATCCCTGGTTTTTTCTTTAGCTCTTTTTCTTTAGCTTTAGAGACTTTAACTCCCTTTGCTATTTTTACCATTTTTTTTTTCATTATATTCCCTATTCTATTTCGTCATACCCGGGTTTAAATTTAGGAACGTATTTATCAGCATTAAAAGTATGATAAATAGGTTTAGAGTATAGGTTTGACATAGCGCTGTGATCTTCGAATATCATTTGGCTATCTGCTACTTCTTGGCGGCGTCTTGGGTCTACCTCACGAAGAAATCTGTGTCGTGCTTCTTTTATATTTTTTTTCATTACTTCATCCTACTGCTGTTTTGGTAATCTAAAGTTTCTCTTATTCTTTTTTGTTTACGAGAAGTTTTAGATTTTATATTGCTAGGTTTACCGATGATCCTATATTGGATCCTAGTTGCTTTATCGTTGATTCTTGGTGCTTGTGGCATATTTTCTCCTTAAAGAAGGCTCCCCATATTACTGGAGAGCTTATCTTTGTAATTAAGAATCTATAATAAGCAATGAGCTCAATATTTTTCTGGATATTTAGACTTTGCTTTTCCAGCTTTAGACTCTTTACGAACGTCATCATCCATTTGAACGTCAATGCCACGGATGTCATCGTTTAAGTTATAGCTGAAATAATCGTTTTTTGGATATTCACGCATAATAACACCTTGTGGAAGATTAGCTATAGCTGAATGGTCCTCTCTGATCATTCCTGCATCTTCCATTTCTTGGCGTCTTCTAGCATCCATTCCAGCATAATAATCTTTATACATCATTTTTTTTCTAGATTCAGAGTTTTTGTTTTTTTTCATTAAACGTTCTCTTTCTTCACGAAGGTCTTTACGACGAATTTCTCTTTCCATGCCGCGTGATTCATCTAATCTATCTTTTGCAGATTGATAATATCTTTTTTTAGCCATTGATATCTCCTCGAACTGTACATTGTGTACAAGGTTTAACATACCTCTACTTGGAGGCTGACATTAGCTTAAAAAAAGTAAAAATAAAAACAATCTACGGTTGAACAATAAGCACGATTGAATTATTGTCGGTATAGTTTTTTATCGCGCTAATCTTATACACGAGTGCATCATCTGTCCAAACAATTCCATTCCCCGCATCCAAGACAAACTTAATTAAATTATCAATATCGGGTCGAGATCCATGTACGCCCTTTTTTTTTGATAAATAATTAAACTCTAGTTCTAAACAGATTGGGGTATTAATGGGAGCCTTAAAATATGTCTTAAGGATCAACGCTAAAGCTTGTTTTTCTTTCTTTTGGGAGTCAAACACTGAAGCTGTTGTTTTATTGAATCTGGGACGTTTTAAAGGAATTGGGCGAAAATTGGGGATGATTATTTTCACTTAGTTACCAATACCAACCTATGGACGGAGCTATAGGGGAGACTCCGTCCGAGGTTTTTATGAAAAATATATTTAGACACAATAAACATTATGCTAATTACATTATACCAAATTCGTTTTGTTCCGTCACTTTTGGAGTTCCCAACTCAGAAGCTGCAGCCCCAAGACCCTCTAAAGGGCTAACTGGTTGTTCCTCTTCTTTAACCATGCGACTAAGTTCAATTATTTTCTGCAATTGAGATAGATCTATGTCTTCTAATTCTTTTATAGCTTTAGCAAGATGAAGAATACCTAGCTCTCTATCTTTTTGTGCCTCTGCTCTACGTTCTATTGCCAAGGCTTGGTTTTCCTGAACCCTTGAAACCCTCTCTAGTCCCAATCCTTGATCTGCTTGAGCTCTTGCTTCAGAAAGCTTGATCTGAGATTGGATTTGAGCCATCTCTAGTTGAGCACGCTGTTGCTGTATTTCTATAGCTTGTTGTTCCTGAGCCATAGCGTTTTCCATGATACGGTTTTTATTCTGAACAGTAGCTGCTTCAAGTAAATCTTTTGAACTAATAGGTACACCTGCTTCGCGTAAATGTAACATCTGGGCAAATTGCATTTTTCTTTGTGTAGCTGTATTAAGACCTTCTTCAACTGTGGCATCATATTTACCAAAATTTTTATTATAAAACTCAGGAGATGGTTCTTCGCCTAAGATTCTTTTGATCTTACCCGGTGTGAAATTGTTTTGGATAACATCAATCATAATTTCGCCCAACTGTTTTTGAGATCTATCGAGCTGATCAAATAATATCTGTAATGTAGTTAAACCTGCCCCCTGTCTTAACATAGATAGTATACCAGCTTTGTCTCCGTCATCTGATCCTAATAACTCTTCATTAACACCTGAGATCTCTTGGATTTCCCTTCCCAATATTTCAGAAAGCTGGATCATGGATGGGGGTACTTGTGGGGGTTGTATTTGTTGAACGTCAGTCATCTGCGCTTCGGCTTTGAGAGCTAGCCCTCTACCTTGGCCGTTCAAGAACACATCAGACGGATTTATTAAAGCATTCTCTTTGTATACCCATCCTGAGTTTATTTGACTCTCTAGAATATCTAGTTCAATAATCTTACGCCTGTTATATAGATACTGAGCATCTCTGAGCCCTCTTACTACACCTTGGATACGATACGGAAAGTAAGGCATCTGTGGATTATAATAACCTAAAACAGGGACAAATGGATACTTGTCTATACCCATAGGATTAAATCCATCGTAGAACACTTTACCTTGAATAACTACAGCTAGTTTAACTGTCGGTACCTCTTGATCGATAACAGTAACTCTAGGGTATAGCCTTAAGAACTCTTTAAGCGCAGCTTCATCTGACGATTTCCACTCCATGGTTTCGCCTGTTTCAGCGTCTACTAACATTTTTTGCAAACGATAATCTCGGTAATAATACTCATCATATGTTAGAAGATTCTTCATACCATAGTTGTAAGATTCAGGCATATATTGAAATTTGCCGTCTTTACCACCGCCGTAAGCGTTTCCTGGTAATCCCATAATTTCTTGAGCATGGTCAGGCAACAAAGAAATACACTCTTTCTTGCTCAAGAATGAGCGTTTCCATAGTGCATTACAATCTGATAAATCATGTTTTCTGAAGTAGGGGTCAATAAGAAAGGAATTGTATGAACAGTTGTCGACTCTAATATTACCTGATACAGGATCAGAACGATAGTCCACCCATACTTGTAACAGATTCATGCCTGTAACTAATGCGCCATGGAAACTTTCTGATATGGTTTCAAGAATATCTTCTTGTCTGGTAGACCACATCAAAACTTTAGTTAGCTGATCTGCTGTTAAATTATCAGCATTTTCAATAGGAGTAGCAATAATACTTTTACGGTTACGTCTTTGGTGACCGCTAATTAAGTTTATTATGCGTCTTATACGATTAAAATTAAACTGTTTTCTACGGTTAGCGGGAAGATTCCCATATATTTCGTTCCATAAAGTCTGATCACCTGCCTCAAAACGGGTATCCGTATCAGCTTCACCCCAGAATGATTGGTTAATCGTTATGCTTTCTGCATAGAAAGACTCCATTCTTTGTAAAATCTCTTTGTCTTCAGTACTGTAATAAGGTGATCCAAATTGTGGAAACAGCATCATTAACCCCTTTTGAATTAATTTTTACTAATAGCATAGATAGCGTACATATTTATTCAATATAAGCATAAAAAAACCCTGGCGTGACCCAGGGTTATACTAAAAACGTTGACCTATATAAACGAATATCAAGGTTAATAACTATTCAACACGATTAAGTTTAAAAATACATACAACTACTTAATCTTTTTTAGTGATAACAGCATAACAGAAAGCACAATATTGGTCATCATTAGAGTTATTTGTGCTATTTGTAAACCTAATGTCATCATTTCGTAAGTAGTCATCATCTTAACAAGTTAACTACTGACCATTCTTCTGCTTGAAACCAATGCGAAGCAAAGGAAGCAACTAATGATGGCTCGTATGGTTTGCAAGAAAACACATCAAGGTAAATATCAGAGCCAGCAAAATGAGCTACAATTGCACTTGTTTCTATTAGCTGTACCAGTGTGTACCCTGCTTTGTTTCCTGAACCAAACCATACGATTTTAGGGCATCCATAAGCAGTCATTTCTATAAGATTAACTAATTTATGAGAAAAAGTGTGTAGATATTCTTCGCTTTCTTTGCACTCTGGCAATGGAATACAGCCTGATAGATTAATGGAGCAACTCATTCCCCAAGCACCAGTAGACTTATAAAGATCTCTTAACATACCTGGGCGAGATGATTCTCTAGCTAAAGGTGTGTTCAATGCAGCCGCATCTTTAAATCCAAAAGCAATAGCAGAAAGCAATAATAAATATTT